CTTAAGGTCGACAACAAGCCGTTCTCTCTGGATGACCGGCCGGCGCTGATCCCGCTCTATGAAGCCATTCCCACCACGGCGGCGGAGGCATTCCAGCAACGCCTGGTGATCCAGAAGGCGACGCAGATCGGCATGACGGTCTGGGAGGTGCTGGCGGACATCTACATGGCGAAGAAGTGGGGGCCGTTAAACATAGGCCTCTTCCTGCCATCGCAGGGCTTGGCTGCCGACAAGTCTAGCCAGCGATTCCTCAAGATGATCCGGTCAAGTCCGGACCTGATGCATGAGCTTTGCCACCGCATCAATGAAGATGGCACCTCCACCAGGATAGGGGAGGGGAACGTCTTCACCCGCGAACTGGCGCATAGTCTGCTTATGTTCCTGTGGACAAGTGGCGGCGTCACCACCGAGTCGCGGCCGATGGACGTGGTCAGCCTGGACGAGGTCCAGGGCATGGGCCTTGATGAGATCGATAAGGTCATCAACCGGCTCGGTGACTCGCTCGTGCAGTTCGTCATGATGCTGTCGACAGCGTTCATGCCCGATTCGGACATTAACCGTTGGTTCAAAAGGGGAACACAAGAGGTCTGGCACACCCGCTGCGAGTCCTGCGGCGCGGAATCGGACCTGTCGGACCCGCAGCTTAATTTCCCGCACAAGTCGATCGGCCACAATCCGGCGACAGATGAGTATTTCTGGACGTGTCCTGCCTGCCAGGCGCCGATCCGGGATCCCCAGATCGGCCGCTACATCCCGCAAAACCCCAAGCCTGAGAAGGGCATCCGTTCCTTCCTGATCCCGCGCATGATCAGCCCGCGCGAAACCGCGGCGAAAACCATGGGCGAGTTCAACGCGGCCCGCACCGGCGCTCAAAAGCAGAGCTTCTACAACCGCACCCTGGCCCGCCCCTACATCGATGCGGACCAACTGCCGGTCACGCTCGAGCATTGCCGCCAGGCGGTGCAGGCTGGCCTGGCCGCCGGCATCAAGTGGAAGCAGTCTGCCCGCGATACCTACATGGGCATCGATCAGATGGGTGGCTACAACTGCATCATTGTCAAAGAGCGCCTGCGCGATGGCAGGCAGGCGGTGATCCACGTCGAGGTCTGTTACGGGGAAGAGCCATTCCACGCAGCCGACGATCTGATGAAGCGCTTCGGCGTCTCCCTCTGCGTGGTCGAGCAGCTGCCCAACGTAAATTCGGCACGTGCCTTCGCGAACCGCCATCCCGGTAAGGTCTATCTGGCGAGCTACGCCGTCCACGACGATATGATTTCATGGGGTGATGATCTGAGCAAAAGCGATCGGCGCACGGAAGCGTCTGTTCGCACCCGCTGGACGGTCAGCATCAACCAATACAAGGCAATGCAGGCCAGCCTTCACCGGATTAGAGACGGCGGCTGCCTGTTTCCTGATCCTGCGTTGCTCGAACAGAACGTGCAGGAAGGTGCGATCACTAAAAAGGTCATGCTCCTTCAGGACTGGGTCTTTCTGCACTATACCAAAACGGCGATCGTCGTACGCCAGGCGGCCGATGAGCACGTGGCGCGAAAGCTCAGCTACGCCGTGCACAAGGTCGGCTTGGACCCTCACTTCAGCTTCGCCACGCTCCTGTGCGACGTGGCCTATTCGCGCAATCACGGAAGCAACACCATGATCCTGCCGGAAGCCGCGGCGCCCATGTCCCCTCAGCAGCAAATGCTGGCGCAGGCGAACCCGCAGATGGCGCACGTGATCGCCGCCATGTCGGCACCAGGCGCTGAGACGTGCGGCGGCTGCGATTCCTTCGAAAACAACTTCTGCTCGGCGCGCGGCTTCAACACGGCACCGAACGAGCGGGCCTGCCCGATCTACGTCGGCAAGGCCACGTAGGCGTGGAGTTTAGGGGCGCCTGGCTTTGTGCTGATTGCCGAATCGCGACCTTCTGATATCTTCGCCGGTCATGCAATCCACCAGCCGCCTATAGCGTGGCTTGGCGATGCAATTAGGCATACGTGCGTGAGCGAACCCATCGACCATCACTACAACCCGGTCTTCTATCTTGGGCGATGGGCCCGAGGTGATGGCCGGGTGTGCCGATATTACCGCCCATTTGACCGCGTTGTTGTATCGTGGCGCATGCCTAAGCACACCGGCTACGAGGAGGGACTATACTCGCTAGAGGGTGTCACCGAGCCACAAGTAATAGAGAAGGAGTTCCTTTCACGCCTCGACAACGATGCCGCTCCGATACTCGAACACCTCATTGCTCATGGTCCGAGCGGACTCGATGTGCAGCAACGGTGCTGCTGGGCGCGTTTCATCACGTCTCTTCAGCTTCGTGGCCCTCATTCTCTATCCGAGATCAAAGCTGTCGTCACAGACCGAAACCTGCGGGACGCCATAGAGCAACTGAATTCAGAAGAATATCTTGCCACGAAACAGCCAGGCGATCCGGATACCGTTTACGAATTCGCGCTCCAACAAGCGCCCGCGATGATAGCCAACAACCACAAAGTCTTTCTGCCGCGCATGATTGACAACGAGTTCATTGGCCAATGGATCATCAACATGAGATGGGCCGTTCTCAACCTGTCCGCGGCACCTCACACTCTACTGACCGCGGATAGGCCTTACACCAGCTCCCACGGATTCGGTGACCAAGCATGTCTTCTGGGCGTCCCGCTGTCTCCGACCCACCTGTTTGTGGCGGCGAACGACATCATGCAAATCCGAAGGCTAGCTGCTCAGTCGGCGCGAGATACCGTCCGAAACTCGAATAAATTGATGGTCCAGCTGGGGGTGCAGAACGTCTACGGCTGCACGGAGGGGCAACTGTCCTTTGTCGAGAAGTGGCTCCGACGCCGGACGGATCCGCCCGTGCCTGGGCTCATCATGCGGGCATAGGAAGCGAAGCCAGTGCGAACCGCTCGGTGCAAACGAACAACGGGGCGCTGCTAGCTTGCTAGCTTGCGTGCACGTAATCGCGTCGTGACGGCCATGCTGAGGGTGCGAACGCAGGAGCGCACCATGTTCAAGCTGGTTGTTCTGGCCTTCCTTTCCGGAAATCCAGTCGACACGGACCCGATGGCTTTCCCAGTGATCGAAACCACCTGGCCGATGCCATGCAAGGGCCCGATCGCCGACAAGGCCGTGGCTCGGTGGGCAGCCGAAAATCCCGATTACGTCGTGGTCGGCTCCGCCTGCGTCCGGGCCACAGCGCAGAATCCCTGACGCATAAGCGCCGCGAGTGTGCTCCCTAGCAAGCACGCTTGCGTGCTCGCTATCACGTCGTGACGGCCATGCTGGGTCTCTCTCGAGAGGTGGCCCATGATCAAGTTTTACATTCTCGCCATGCTGATCGGATCCCCCGCCGGCAAGTCGCGGGAAGAAATCCCGTTTTCGCTGTCGATGCAGCCGGCCGGCTACGCCAACAACCCGATCATCATGGAAAAGCCGCTGATGCCCTGGCAGTGCGTCGGCATGGACGCGATCGAGGCTGCCCAGCAATGGGCGGCAGAGCACCCCAACTATGTCGTTGTCGGGACACGCTGCAAACACCCGCGCGAGAATGAAAAGGCTGCCTAGGCCAAGGCGAACATGGTTCGAAGATACCCGGCACCAGGCGCGAACGTGATGCCGGGGATTGCCTCGAAGTCCTCAAGTGATACGCCGTAAATCTCGAAGGCGTCCGGATACTCTGGGAACTTGCTGGGCGAGATGATGCAAATGCGTAGCGCACCCCAGTCGCCATTTGACCGTCCACTGCCGTACCAGGCGCGCAGCCTGGCCGGATCAGCGAAACTGAAGCTGTACTGCGCCACCTCACAGAAGGACTGAAGCATATCCTGGTAGCGGGCTGACGGCATCGTGAATGCTCCCAACAGCGTGCCACGGCAAGACACTAGCTTCAGCATCGGCGATGTGCGGTTGATTTGGAATTCGGCCATGGCACGCGCTCAAAACTGCACGTCTGACGAAGCAATGTTGCGTTCCGCCACGTGCAGAGCACGTTTCAGCTTAGCGATCAGCACGTGCGTATCGTCTACCGTCATCGACAGCACATCGCCCGGGATGGATGCGTCGATCGATCCACGTATCCTTGCCGCCTCGGTGTGGATGAGCGTGCCCACTGGCACTCGCATTTGGATGTGCATACCAAGTCCCTGGTCACTCACGAAAACCTCGGCCTCCTTGTAACCCTCGCATACTGGTCGGCTATCAAACATCGCTTCTCCAATCCGCCGGCGGCGGGTGCTGGCTATGAAATTCGGAAAGGGTGCGTAGCCAAGCTGCAATCCCATCCGGTATCGCCTCCGACCCTGCCGCCCATCGGCGTGTCAGGCGTTCATCGGCCCCTGGAATCTTGTCAGCTAGGCCGCGTTGGCTCCACCCGAGGTTGGCAAGACACGCTCGCAGTTCGGTCGGGTCCATGCTGGCGGTTTTCCTTCTCGCGATAGGCGCTGATCCGCAGATGCACTGCCCTAAGCAGCAAACGCATCCGAGTCGTCGCATCGCTAGCGCACGCCGCCGCGTGCAGGAAATAGCGCGCCCTCATTTCGTACGAGGCAGCTAGGCCGTCGTCCATGGTCTACGACCGCGCGAAGGTGGTTACGCAGGGCAGGGGAGGGGCCGTGCCATAGACAACCTCATGCTCGGTTCGGCCGCTGAAGCGCACCAGGCCACCGCCGGTCAGGTGGTAGGCTGTCGCGGTAAGGCTGGTCGTCATGCGTGCATCCACCGTGAGACCCAAGAAATCCATGATCTCGAAGCGGTGGTAATCCATCGCCCGATTCAGTGCTGCGAAGCTTTGGCGGCGCACGAAGGCCAGGAAGGCGCGGCGCCCATCCGGATGCACCACCTCAACCTCATAGGACGCAGGGATAAGCGCCGGGCGCTTGCCACGACGCGTGCTTGGGAACGGGACAACGTTCGACATGCTCTTAGGCCGCCTTCTGATAGGGATGTGCCGCTTTTGCCGCCGCGTGATCGATGGCCTGGCGCATCATGCGCGCAGTGCCCACCGCATCGTCGAGATCGGGCGTGTAGTAGTTGGCCGGGGCGTAGCGGCTCGTGCCTTTGACGTAGACCACGAAGTCTCCCGCGCCATCACGGAACAGGCTGAAGCCGAGCTTGTTGATCTGCTCGGCGGCGTCTTTCTGGGTAACCTTGCGCGATGTCATGGGGATATCCCTCACTTTTCGCCGGGGAGCATCCCTCGGCGAAACAATAAACGCATACACCCGTATCCAAATGCAAGAACTTTGTTCGGACTTATTCGCTTGTGACCGGCCTCGCACCATTGTGTGTCATGCGCGCAACGGTGCCCGGTCTGATGGCTGCGTGGATGCCCTGGCCAGTCGTGACGCCAGCATGGCGGCATGGCGAGAAAGTCCCGCAGCGATGATGCGCGCTCTGTAGCGACCAACCCTGATGCGCCTCAGGGGGAGCGTCAGGACGCGGAACTACAACTGGCCAAGGCCACGCTGCCGTCGAACGGCATGGTGGAACAGATGCGAGCGCTTATGCCCGATATCGCATCCATTGGCAGGGCATTCGAAGAGCGCGAACTATTCAAGTCGTTAAGCGAGCAGGACGAACTGTTCGAATCTGCGCGTGGTTCTCCCATCCCAAAGCAGGGTATGCGATCGGTCTACCTGGACGAATTGCAGGCCTACACCGGCGGCGATTACTACGAAAAGCCGAGTGATCTGGGTTTCGATGCGTGCCGCAGCCTGGTCGACCAGGTGCCGGTGTTGGCGGCCGTCATCCGCACCCGCGTCCGGCAGGTCGCTCGCTTCACGTCACCCTCGGAAGATGGTGGTCTGGGCTTCGAAATCCGGCACCAGGATCGCCAGCAAAAGCTGACCGGCGACGACAAGGCCGGTGCGCAACTGCTGACCAAATTCATTCAGAATTGCGGCTGGGAATTCAACCCGCGCAAGCGGAAGAGGCTCAAGCGGGACAGCTTCGCGCAGTTCATGAGCAAATCCGTCGCCGACTCCCTCGCGCTGGACTCGTGTCCGATCGAAACAGAGCTGAAGCGCGGCCGCAATTCCGGGATCGACGGATTCTATGCCGTGGACGGCACGACCATCCGGCTCTGCACGGAGGATGGCTACGACGGTGACGATGACATCTATGCGTTGCAGGTGGTGCAGCAACGCCCGGTGACGTCGTTCACGCGCGACGAGCTGATCTATGAGGTGCGCAATCCGCGTTCTGACGTCCGCTGTGCGGGCTACGGCCAGTCGGAATCCGAGTGGCTGGTGAAAATAATCGCGGGCTACCTCAACGCGATGACTTACAACATATCGGGTTTCGATAATAACGCCATCCCGAAAGGTGTTCTGAATATCACCGGCGACTATGGGCCGGACGATCAAGCTGCGTTCAAGCGCTACTGGGCCGCGACGTGCAAGGGCGTTGACAAGGGCTTTGCGCTGCCTGTTCTTTTCAGCAAGGACGGAGTTGTTGGCGGCGCCAAATTCGAACGCTTTGGCGTCGAATTCAACGAGATGTATTTCTCGAAGTGGATGACCTTTCTCACCGCGATTATTTGCGCGGTCTACGGCATCGCGCCGGACGAAATCAATTTCGAGGCATTCAGCAACAGCAAATCCAGCCTATCCGGTAGCGACACAACGGAACGTCTGGCCGATTCGAAGGACAAGGGGCTGCGTCCGTTGCTCTCGTTCTACGAGGCGATGATCAGCGATTACATCATCTCCGATTTTGACGATCGCCTTTGCTTCCGCTGGGTCGGCTTGGATCAGGAAGACCCGGGCGCCAAGGCCACGCGCGACATTCAGACCCTGACGCTGAACGAACTGCGCTCCCGCAACGGCGACGCGCCGTTCCCGGACCCGGAGCTTGGCGATGCGCCGCTGAACCCCACGCTGATCGGCCCGTGGCAAGCACTCCGCCAGCAGCGCGCCGCCGCGCAGCAGCAAGCGCAAGGGCAAGGCGGCCAGGATGGGTTGGACTTCGGCGACGGTGACCAGGGCGGCGCGCCGGGTGAGCAGGATGGTTTCGGGAAGCCGCCTGGCGGCCAGGTCGATCCGGGCGCGTCCGATGGTGAGCGCGGGCAGGAAGGGCAGGGTAGTCAGCCCAAGCCAGGCGAGCCGGGCAATCCCGCTACGCCTGGTGGGCAACCGCCTGGCCCGCCAACCGGCGACGACGAAAACCCGGAAGATGACGACAACTTCGGCAAGGCGCTCGGGGGCGCCGCTGTGTGGGCGATCAATGGTTAAGGCGGACCGGGAATGGCAGGGGGCCAAGCGTGCGGAGAAGCCGGAAGGCTTAGAGCCCGGCGACCACGTCTACGCGCAACACCCCGAGCACGGCCCGCTGGCGGTCAAAGTGCATTGCACTGGCCGCGATGGCTTCGTTGCTGTGTGCGACGAAGGCAAGCGGCACCGGCTCACGTACGACACCTATCTGGGCCACAAATCCCGCGCGCTGCATCGCTTCCAGGTCCGCGACCAGGGAGAGGATGGCGCCATCATCGCCGATGAGACCGGTCGCCGCCGCTACCTGCATGGCTACGCCACCTCCGCGCCAAAATCCAAGCTGCCTGGCACGGCGCGAGAACTGGAAGAGGACGATCCTTTGACCGACGATCTCGATCGGCTCAGCAAAGCGCTGGCCGATATCACGCTACCGGATTTCGTCCCGCTGCGTGCTTCCTCCTCGCGCACTCTCATTTTGAAGGCCTCTGGTTCGCCGCGGCGCTGGCACAACACCGTGCCGAAAGAGCATGGGGGAGGTGTCGCCGCTGAAGAGGAAGAGGGCGAAGCCGCAAAACCAGATCCCATGGCGATCGGCGATCACGCGGGGTTTCGCTACGGGGACGTGCACGGCCAGGGCCGCATCGTCGCCGCCGGTCCCGACGGCGTTACGATCGAGGATGAGGAAGGCAACCGCCACCAGGTTCCGCATGAGGCCCTGACTGGCCCAGCGAAACCGCCTCGCAAGAAGCCAAAGGGCGGCGGCGCTCGCCTGCTACTTTCCAATCGACCGATGCGCCAATGAAGATGCTTCTCCTACTGAAGGCGCTGCCTGAATACGGGCCCGATCGCCTGGACGGTGGCGAGCTCGATACGCTGCTCAAGCTGTCGAAGCATCATCCGGCGGGTGTGGACGATGGCGACGTGCCGGCGAAAACCGGCCGAGATGGCCTGGTGACCCGTGGCTACGCGCGGCGTGACCGCAACGGATTCAACTATGCCACGGCAGAAGGCCTATCGGCCGTGGCGCGCTATGAGGCGTCGAAGGTCGAACAGCCGCTCGCCAAGGCGACGATCGCGGGTGGCGCCGCTGCTGACCTGTTCCCGGACACCGTCCAGGTGAAGCCCTACACGCGCAACGGCAAGACGGTGCAAGGGCACACCTCGCACCGGCTGATCCTGCACAAGCAGGTGGAGATGCCCGCCAAGGCTAAGCTGGATGCGGCCACGCCAGCGTCGCTGAAAATCGATCTACTGACCTGCGACGCGAAGACGTATGAGCACGCCGTCTACGACGCAGCCATGGCGCACCTCGATGCCGGCGAAAATGTCGGCTTTAACACCATGACGCATCAGACCGTCATCACGCCAAAGAACCGGGCCACGCTTCGCTTTGATGGCGCGCACGTGCAGGTGGCCAGCGGCTCCAAGTGGCTCACGCTCGGGCCCGGCCAGGCGCTTGATACCCTGGCCGTCAATCTCGGTCTGCCAACCGGTTTCGCACGCACGAAGGCGGAGACCGAAGCGCCGGACTATGAGGAAAAGAAAGCCACGAAGCTGGCGGCGGCAAAGACTGAGTTACTGCCGCTTCTGATCGCACGCGAGAAAGCCCGTGCGGCATCGATGGCCGATGTGAGCAATCACGCGCTGGATGCGGCAGATAAGGCCGCCTATGTCGCGGTGCAGGCCGCCGCCAAGCGCCTGGGCGTGTCTATGACCGACGTGGACGACATGGCCGATGAGATCGTGCCGGATGCGCCGCCTGCACCGCCCCCGCCTGCGCACCAGGCCACGATGGCCGTCCGGCAACCACCCTTCGCGCAACCCCGGCTCGAGCCTTCGGCGGACGGCAAGTGGGCGTCCCTGATCTATCGTGATGGTGACGGCAAACTGGTGAATTACGCGATCACTGTCGGTGCGGACACGACCAAGCAAATCCAGGTGGCGCTGCGCGAACCATATCGCGCGGCGCTGGCGCGGGCATGGGATTCGCTGGTGGCCGCTGATCCGGACAAACGGGCGGTGCTCAACACGAAGGAAGTCCGCATCGGCGACTGGCGCGATATCATCGACACGAAGCGGGAAACGACCGTCTACAACGGCGCCCGGTCGCACACGAAGAAAGCTTATCCGCCGAACAAGATCATGGTCGCCGGCGATGCCATGGACTTCAACGCGCCGGTCGTGTCCCGCATCGCGCACCTGGTCGGTATGCCCAGCTGGTCGGATATGCTGGCGGGCATCGCCGAAGCATCGAAGCAGGCAGCCTGATGCCGCCCTTCCTGGTCGACCTGGGCGCTGTTCCGGACGCGCACTGCAACCACTGCACCGATGCGCTCCACAAGGCGCTTTCGGAAGATCCGGCTGGTGACAACACGGGACTTTGGGACAAACACGCAAACCCGTGGATCGCGGAGCACGTCGAGGACGTGACGAGGCAGATGCAGGAAGCCATCCGGCACATCCAGGAAGACTTTTCGAAGCTGCTGCTGGGCGAGTCGATCTCCACGCTGGCGAAGGCGGAGAACTGGACGCGTTGGGACGATCAGAAATTCGCGGCCGTCAAGGCGCACCTCGAAGGACTGAAGCCGATCGAATACACGCTGGACGATTGGATGATGGCGGCCGAATACGTCATCCATCGCTATCTTCCGCCATCGGTCATCAACACCATGGCCGAATACATGACGGTGCGGGCAACCCTGCTCGGCAAGATCAGCGCGTGCGCGGCCAAACTGCCGCCGCGCCTGATCGATAGCGTGCGCCAGCTTGTGCCCACCAGCTTTGCCAAGGTCCCGGCGCGCATCCTGTCTGCCGTCGAAAGCGGCATCCTGCGTGTGTCCAAGGCGCGCGCCGCACTGCATATCGGCAACGTCACTTCGGCGCAGCGTGCCCGAATGCAGGAGCTTGTCATCGAGCACGTCCAGGCCGGCGTGCTCGGCCAGAAAGAGGGCACAAACCAGGCATTAAAAACCCGGCTGTTCGATTCCTTCGGGCAGATGAACAAGGACATGCGCAAGATCGCGGTGACCGAATCCGGCGAGTGCGTGAACCAGGGTTTTATTTCCGCCACCGGTCCAGGCCACAAGGTAAAGCGCTTGGAAGCGTATAAGGGCGCCTGCCCGTTTTGCGCATCGATCAACGGCAAGGTGTTTACGATCGTGCCGGCGGATAAGCCGGACCCGGACGGCAAAACAGAAGTCTGGGAGGGCAAAACCAACATCGGGCGCTCGGCCTCGCCGCGCAAGCGCGTGGGCGGCGTCATGGTCGACCGCACCGAAAAAGAGATGTGGTGGCCTGCTGCGGGCGTGATGCACCCAAATTGCCGCGGCGCATGGCAGGTGGTGGTGGATACGCCGCCGCAGATGACGCCGGGGTTCAAATCCTGGATGGATGCGCAGCTTGCGGCCGCACGGCGCGGAGAGAAGACAGAGCCGTTCCGCCCGTCGTGACGGCAACGTGCCTGAATGGGCACGAAAGTCTTCTTCCTCTCCGATACCTCCATGGTGCGCCGCTACCTGCGCCGCTACTCTACTCGCAGAACTGAAAAGGCATGCGCCTGCGGCTCGTACTGCGACGCCATGAACTGCATCGGCGATTTCATGCTGCCTGCTGATGCAAACGGGAGGATGCCGGTTGTTCGTGCGGTCCAGTCGCCAAGCGATTATGTCGGCAACGAAAACTGGCCAACGTTTGCGCCCTGCGGATACATGTTTGATCCGGAAGATGAGTGGCAGGTATTTGAACGGCTGCTTTATTTGCGGCCGGACAATTCACTGGTTACCTGGGAAGATGCGCTACCCGGAGCGGTGCGTAATTGCTGGTGGATGCCGAAAGGCCGCCGGGATGACGAAGGCCGATTCCTCGAGGTGAAGCTACCGACTGGGCACACCTGGAACCCGCAAGCACGCGCCAGCAACTGCACAATGCCTGATGACCATACGCACCGCTGTTGGGTGCAGCACGGGCGCCCGGAGGATGGCACGCTGCACGTCGACAAGGTGGGGCTCACATGCGCGGCCGGCGCCGGGTCCATCGTCGTGCCTGGCTGGCATGGCTTCCTACACAACGGCGAATTGAGGAGTTGCTGATGGCCCGTCTCCTGCTTCTGAAGGCAGCCGGGCCGCACGTCGAACCGACGCGCGCGCAAAAGGAAGCTGGCAACTACCGGATGCAGCATATCCGATTCCAGGGTATGCCGATCACGATCGAAAACCCGCGCGGCAGCACGCGCAGCGGCGTCAACCGCAAGGGCGTGCGCTGGTCTGTCGAGATGAAGCACCACTACGGCTACATCAAAGGCACGCTGGGCGTCGACGGTGACCATTTCGACGTGTTCGTGGGGCCAGATGAAACCGCGGCGAATGTCTACGTCATCAACGCCATGGCGCCACCGGCCTTTGAGAAATTTGACGAACAGAAAGCCATGCTGGGCTTCGGCGACCCGTATGCGGCCAAGCAAGCTTTCCTGGCCAGCTACACTGACCCCCGATTCTTCGGCAGCATGACGACAATGCCGGTGGAAGAATTCCGCGCAAAGGTCATGACCACGCGCGAGAAACCCCGCATGCTGAAGGCGCTGATCTTCCTGCGCTGATCGCCTGGCCAGTCGTGACGCCAGAGTGCGGGCTATGCTGATCAGCTTCGCCCGCACCCTCGTTCTGGCGAGTCCGACCCCGGACCCGCTTGCGCCGCTGCGGTGGCCCGCGAAGTCTCCGGGCTCTCAGCTTGATTATTCGGTCAACCTGGCGGCGGTCCTGGGCGAAACGCAGGACACAATCGCCAGCTTCGCCTTTGTTGTGAACGGCACGGGTCCAACGCTGACCAACGCCGATCAGCCGCTCGTGCCGGGAAGCTGCACGGTGACCACGATCCTATCCGGCGGCACATCCATCCAAGACAACTCGCTGACCCTTCAGGTGACCACAGCCGCTGGCCTGGTATACGAGATTGATATTTGGGTTCTGGTCGAGCGCATGGCGCCAAGCGACCTGATGAGTCCGCCAGTCGTGGTCGGCGCCGCTGGGCGCGGCATCAAAAGCATCACGCAGCCGAACGGCCCGGCGTCGATGCTGGTCACCTACACCGACAACACAACGCAAACGGTGGCTCTGCCGCAGCCGGCGGGCACATCAGCCAACACGCAATTCCTAACGATAGGTGGCACTCCGTGAGCGGAAGCAATTCAGGTACGGTCCAACCCGTCAATAATCTTGCTGTGTCCGCCGGCACAAGCCGGGCATCTTCTGTGCTGCGCACGGATGATGGTGGCAGTCAGCTTCCAGTCTCGGCGATTTTGGGTTTGCTCGATATTGGCGACATTCCGACCGCCGGGGCGACTGCCGGCCAGGTTCTCACCATCTCGAACAATGGCACCGTAACCACGGCTGCATGGGAGACGCCAAGCAACGCCGGCAGCAACAACGGTGGCAGTGTCACCACGGCAGAAATTGCGACCACGGGCGCTACGGCTGGCCAGGTGCTCACGGTGTCGACGTCCGGCAGTGTCACCACTGCCGCATGGGAGACGCCAGCCGCACCGCCGGCGACCACCAACCCGCAGGACTTCTACACGTATTCGGCAGGTGTCCTAACTGCTGGCCAGGTCCTTTTCAGCATCAATGCCGTACGCCCGCTTGCGTTCCTGGCAGATGCTTTTGCGATCGTGCTCGATGCCGCGGCGACGGCCGCCACCACGTTTTCCGTCAGCCACAATGGCGCTTCGATCGGCAGTCTGGTGGTGAGCGCTGGCGGCACGGTCGCGGCGTGCACAACGCCCGTTCTGGCGCTTGCCACCGGAGATAATCTCCGTGTGCTGAGCCCAACGCCTGCGGACGCCACTGCCGGCGGCGCCGCTTTCTCCACCACCTGCACGCGATAAGAGGGCACAGATATGGTCAACATTATCGATGTGGCCGGCGAAGACGGACAATTCGTATACCCCAGCGGCAATCCAACGATCGGCACGGGTGGAAATTTTCGTGCAGGCTTCGCGCGCTGCGCATTTGGAGTGAGCGGTAGCCAGAGCATACGCCGCATGTGGGGGCAAACCCTCAACGCGGGATGGACGACTGCGCGCGTCGACTGCCCAGGCCATAGCGAGGGCTACTATGGCGGAAACAATATGTTTTCGCTGGTAGACGCCAACGGTGTCACCCGCATTGCCTTGGTGACTCCAAATGGCAACATCACCGGCCCGTATAATGTGGTGAAGTTCACTGCCGCTGGCGTCGCCACAACGCTTGGGCAAACCAACGGCATAAACTTCAGCACGGCTCCCGCTATTCCGGACAAGCTCGATGTCCAGTGGAATTATTCCTCTGGTGGTCTCCTGAATATCTACATCAACGCGGCTCTTGCATTCTCGTATGCCGGCGACATCACAACCGATGACGGCGCAGCGATTTCTGGCGTCGATTATATGTCCTACTGCAATGCCGGCGACAGCAATACGGTTACCTGGTATTCTGAACTGATCACGGCCGATGGCGACACGCGCACGATGAACCTGGTCACCCTGGCCGCCACTGGCCCGGGCACGGTAGATCAGATGACGGGCGCTTACACCAACGCTAGCCAGATAAGCGTGAATGATGCAAACTACGACACCACCACCACGGCAGGCGCGGTGCAGCGCTATAAAATGTCGGACCTTCCCGCCGGCACATACAACGTCCTGACAAAGGCAACGCAGCTTCGTGGCACTTTGGGTAGCGGTCTCGGACACATCGCCGTGTCCGAACTGATCGGTGGTGCGGCGTTCACCCAGGCTGCTGTGCCGCTCCCGGCGGGCTATGCCGATCTCCCACTGATCTTCGAAAACACGAACCCAGCAACGGGTGTGGCTTGGACCATGGCGGACATCAACGACGCGGCGCGGGAAGCTGGCTACCAGGTGAGTGCCTAAGCCGTGTCAGGCACCACCGGAGCGGGGATTAGCAAGCAGGCTGAGTTCGTTGTGGTCGAGCCTCCGCTTGGCGTGAGCAAACAGGCCGAATTCGTCGTGCTGCAACCGCCGGTCGGTGTGAGCAAGCAGGCCGAATTCGTCGTGCTTCAAACCCCTCCGCCACGCCCCCAACTGCTCAACATCCTCTGCGGTGGTTGAGAACTTTGCGCAGTAAAATCAAGGCATCCGTAGAGGTCGGCTAGACGTATCGCGAAGTCCCACTGCGGGATTTTGATGGTAGCATCGAGGCCGTCTGCATGCTCCGAAAGCGGCGGCCACGAGCCGCCCGCCAGGCGCCGCCAGACGCGTGCCCGAGGTAAGTTCGGATCGATGGCCAGGATGATGTCGACTGATGATATCGTCTGGTATTCTGGAACCTTGTCGAAGACATCAATCACGGCCGTGGTTTCCGAGAGCACCTCCGCGATCAGACCCGGTTGGTCCGCTTCCAGCAAGTCTTCCGGCGGGTTTCCACATTCGATGCCGAAATCCGGCTGCCTTCGGTTCGTTTGTCCGGGGATCCGCAGAAATGTGTCCATGGTGAAAACGGAACACCTTGTCTGCCCTGCCAAGGCATTTTCTAAAAGCCGAATCCCGTTCGCGGCAATATGGTCGTGCCGCCGGTCTGCCCCCGCTATGGCGACGATTTCGCCGTCCACCAACTCATATCGGCCGCCGCGCTGCGCCCGTACAAACCGGTAGAACTCATCAGGTGTAACTTTCCCCGGCCTCGAAATACCGTTCATCTTAATTGCCTGCTGGCAGGGTTGAATTCCATTCTACCCCTCGCGATCTTCTTCGGTCAGGTCGACGTCTTCATAGAGTTTATCAAGCGGAAAACTGATGCCGGCGCTGGTCACATCCAACTTTGAATTGTCGCGTATCGAAGCGAATTGCCAGGTGCCGTCGCTGGTCTTCCGGTAGGCGCGGGCGGCCATCTGGTCCGGGCAAATCTCGAAAATCTCCTGCACGTCATCGACTTCCTGAAGCTGGGCGCGCCGGTAATCCCATGCCTGCCAGTCAAGGGAATCAGCCAGGGATACCACGTCGAAAACCGCTCTGGGGAGGTGGTTGCAAAGGATCGTGCCGTCTGGAATGCGGACGGTGGGTCGCTCCTGGTTTTGCGGCACCACGCCGCTCCCCACCGCTGCGGCGCCGTAGATCAGGCCGCCTTTTAGAACGGCAGCAAGGTTGGTCAGGATGGTTGCCTGCCTGTCTGACTTCGCCGGCCGTCCGATGATGCGGCCGTCGACAAGTTCGTAGCGCCACATTGGGCCGAACTGATCCTGGTCAGCGATAAGGAAGCTCTCGGCCGTCCAATTGTCAGCCAGGTTCGCCGTCATGCTGACCATAGAACGAGCCACCCACCCGGACCTTTGCCGCCGCCTTCGATTCTTCCCGGCATTTCCAAAAGCTGCTCTGTTGTGAAGCCGCCGGCCGGTTCGACATTGTAGCCCTGAAGCACATACCAGGCCTCGAGCGGGGTGAGCGGAAAGGGTTTGTCTGCCGGCCAGATGTGACCATCGGCCCAACGGCGCACCTCAGGGTGCGGTTCGCTGATGATAGTCCGCTTTGGATAATCCAACACTGGCTGCTCCGTCTTTTAGGTGACGCGCATCTTACCCAGAACACTCGTCGTGACGCCATCGTGCGTCCATGGCTGACGAACCCTGGCTGCTCCTCAAGGCGACCGTCAAGGGCGCCAACACCCCCGATCTATTCGCCGCGCCGCCCCGTCCGGTCGCGCCCGCCCGGGCCCCGGTAGCTAAAGCCCCGGCGGCGCCCACCGCACCGCCCCCTCCGCCTGGTGACCTGTTCGCCACGCCCGTCGAGGTCGGGGGCTACACACGCAAGGATGGCGTCTTTGTCGCACCCCACGCCTCCACCCGGCAGAAGCGGCACGAGGAAGAGCATCACCCGGACCCTGCAAATGAGGTGCCTGAGCCGATCATGAACCGCCTCAAGGGGGCGATCGAGGAGCTACACGACGTCAAGGGGCACATCGACCGGGTGCGCGAGTCGATCGACGGGCCCGCTGCCGGTGGCGGTGGCCGCTATGAGGCGGACGTGCTGCGGAACCGGGACAGCGACATTCACGGCGCGCTGGCCTTCATCAACAAGTTTCGGGCCGCCTCGGCCGCCAACGGCACTGATGCTGAGGCCGTGCTGAAAAAGCTCGGCGGCATCCCTGATCTGGCGCCAAGCGACAAGGCGCGCGGGTGGATGGACGATGAGGCCGCCGAACTGGCAAAGCCCGCAGCACCGGAACCAGCCGCTCCGCCGCCCCCAGCACCGGAGCGCTTCGGCACCTTCACCGAGGCCGTGCATGCCGCCTCCGCCAAGGGCCCGTTCACCGCTGCCGATGTCGCCGCCCGCTGGGCCGATGGCGACGCGGAAGAGGTGCTGGACCAGCTGCACGGTCACACCGATGCCTTCGCGCTCTTGCCCGATGGCGAGCACTGGATGCGCATGCAGGATTACCTGGATAGCCAGGACCCCGCCGAACACCTACGCGACGTGCAGAAGATACTGGCCAACGGCAACCTGCCCGCCTTCGTGAAGGATCGCATGCAGGCCCAAGCCCGCCGCCTGACGGATGCGGCGCTCGCCAATGCACGCGACGGCCAGGAAGCGCCCGCCCGCGATTTCCGGCCCGATGGCTGGGATGACCCGTCCAGCCCGAACTATCGCTACGCGGACACCGGGCATGTCGCCGGCTCACGCAAAGAGATGGCTGCCGCGATGATCAAGCGGGCCGCAAAGGCTGGCCAGCAAGTCCTGCCAACGGAGATCGATTGGACGGACCTGGAAGCCAACCCGCGCGAAGCGAAGGACCTGATTACCAAGAGCAACCTGTTCGGCCAGGTCGACTGGGCCAAGCTGCGCGAAGAGGGGATGGACCCGGGCGCCGGCTTCCTGGTCGACCGCATTTACGCCGCCATCGGGCAGGAACCATCCGAAGCCACGCCGCAAGCCCGCAAAGACTTCGCCGTGGGGCTGCAAACGCTACGTGCCAGGCTGGAAAGCGCCCGCACCGTCGATGAGGTGGTGGCGACGCTAGACGAACTGCGTGCCGAGTATGATGGCAAGGTTCTGACGGCGGAGGAAAGCGCGGCCTTCAGTGCGCTGCGTCAGGAAGGCTACGCACTGCACGCTGAGGATCGCGCCATCGAGAAGGAGAGGGACCCGCTCTATGCGGCAACCAACGCGCATAACAGCGAGATTTGGAAAACCGAACGCGAGATCGAAAACCGCAAGTCGCGCGGCTGGGCGGAAAAGCCCGAACTGGCCGAAAAGCTGGCGAACCTGAAAGAGCGCTCCAAGCAGGCACACGAAGCCTGGCGCCAGCACATCGATCAACACCGGCCGCGCGCTGAAGAAATCCGCAACAGGCGGAAAGTGATCTACGAACTGATGTCGATTATCGAGACCGGCGCGAAAATCCGGAACAAGGTGGACAACCCCTTGCACCGCGCCTGGGGCCTGATGGGCGATCGCTTCGTCGGAGTTCTGCGGTATCGCTCGCACAAGGGATCCGATGCGTTCGCGTCGCACCTCACCGCCTGTAAAACCGGCAAGGTGGCGGATTGGTCCTGGGCGGAAAAGGAAGGTGCCACCAAGGCGCCGCGCACCACGAAGGAATCCGTGCGCTTCCAACTCACAGTGCCAACGAATTTCGTCCGCACGGGCGGCCGCAATGTCACCCCGGAGAGCACCGCAGCACTGAAGGACACCTTCGGGCTGCGCGATGTGCAGTCCGGCAACTGGGTGCTGCGCGACCAGGCCAGCGCGAAGTGGCACACAGAACAGGCCGCCGGCGCATTTGCTGACCTCGCGGATATCATCGGTGCGGAAGACGCCAAGGTGGCGATCAATGGACGCCTGGCACTCGCGTTCGGCGCCCGCGGCCATGGTTCGTCTGGCTTCCGGGATGGTGCACCGCGCGCGCATTATGAGCCGGTGCAGCGCGTCATCAACATCACGAAGATGAAGGGTGGCGGCAGCCTTGGTCATGAATGGTGGCACGCCGTCGACAACATCATGGCGGAGACCGAGGGCGGCACGTCCTCGAAGGATGCCTTCGTGACTGTCGATCCGGACCTGCTGCCCAACGGCGCGTTGAAGAGCGCGGTGCAGCAACTGCGCGCGGCGATGTTCGATGGCCCGCACCGCACCACCGAGTCGCACGCCTATACCGATCGCGACGTGAAGACGGCCAAGCACAACGTCGACAGCACCTATCCGAGCGCGGTTGCGCGGAAGATCAAGGGCGCGGCGGATGTGCATGCGGCCGTCCAGGCGATCGATGATCACTTCGCGGTGCCCAAAGGGCAGGAGCAAACCCGCCGCTCGAAGGGACTGCAGAAGGATTGGCGGCGCATCGCCATCGCCTATCACGGCGGCAATCCAGAAGGCGGATCGGTGGATGTCAAGGCGGGCCCGGCCATGTCGGCCTATGCGCTGAATTCCGCCCGCCTCGATGACGGCCCCACGCCCTATTGGTCAACGGCAGAAGAGATGTCGGCGCGCGCATTCCAGTCCTACGTGGAAGATCGCCTGGCAGGGCAGGGGCGTCGCAACGATTATCTGAGCGCGTTTGCCGACAACAAGTATCACCAGGCCAAGGCGTATCCCGAGGGCGAAGAGCGCGAGAGGATCAATGCGGCATTCGATGCCGTGTTTGCGTCGATGCGTGAGGCTCGCACCCTGGCCAAGGCGGAGACGCTGCTTAGCAATGTCTAGGGAAGTCTAGGGAAGTCTAGCAAATATTGGTAGTCTTTTTTAGACATACATAGTTACCTCGGGGCGGAGGCACTGCCAATCGCGTCGTGACGCCAGCATGGCGGCATGACAAAACCGCTGCTGCTTCTTCTGAAGGCGCTGCCCGCTGGAGAGCGCTGGATCACCGTGCATCCGCCTGGCCATGAAGAGGGCCAGCCGCTGCTGATCAAGGAACAGTCGGACGGCAGCGCCAAGGTCATTGGCGGCGCCGGCGGTTCGATGAATCACCTTCGCCTGAAGAACGTCAAATCCGTCGAATCCTACAAAGAAGAGGCGAAACAGCGGGAAGAAGTCCGCAAGACCGAAAAGAAGCGGCAGCAGCAGGAAGATAAAAAGCGTGGCCTGACGAAGGCCAAGGCTCAAGCGCGCGAAGCTCTCTCCGACCAGCAACGGATAAAGCGGAAGGCCTATGTCGAACAGGTTGCGCAAAGCCTTGGCTGGAAGCCGGAAGACACCCGCTTTCCGGAAGAGAAATACGCCAACGTCGACCCGAAGGTGCGCGCGAAGGCTGAGGCACAGCACGAGCGCAAGGTGTTCCAGGCAGCGCGGACTGCAATTGAAGGTCAGCGCCAGCGCATCGTGCATGATGCCGATGTGCGCGCTGAAGCGGGCCTGGGTGAGGTCCCGCTTGTCGCGCCGTCTCCGGACCAACTGACTGTCCAGGACTTGGACCCTGTCCAGACAACCACCAAGGGCTTCGGCTACTCCACTGATTACGGCAAGCGGGCTGAGGCCGCTGGGCTTTCCGAGGATGAACTCCAACAGGAGGCCGCCGCAGCCAAGCCGCCGGCCGATCCGGACAAAGAGCGCTCCAAAACCGAGCGGAAGGAAAAGGGAAAACAGATCGCGGAGGAGTTGGAAAAACTTCGTGATCCGCCGCCTGAACTGCCGCCGGCCGCCACGGTCGACGCCAAGAAGGCACGCGATCTTCTAAAGCTAGATAAAGAGATGCGCGCATTCGAGGCGACTGCCCGGAAGCGTAAAAAGCAAATCGACGAGTCTACAGAGCATATCGAGCCTAAAGCATACCTGATTGACGATGCCTCAGATGGGTCCGGCGTCTCGGATGCGGATATCGAGCGCGATATCGAAACCGACCTGCGCACCGTCCGCACGCGCGGCTTCTTGTCAGACGTTGACGCATTCACGAAGGAACACGGCAGCGTCGGCCGCCACATTGGCGTGGGCGCTTACAATTCGATCAATTCCGTGGCGCTGGCAACAGGTGGCGCGTCCCTGGTCGACCGATCGGTTGTGGATGTGCTTGGCGTGGCTGGCGCATCGCAAGTCCTCGCACGCCGCCTGCATACTGATCTGACGCCTGCCGAGATGGACGAGCTACGCACCGCCATGGGGACGTATCACGTCCAGCACTACATGGAAGGGCAGCAAGAATCCCTTCGCCGTGCCCGCGAGTTGCAGGAGCAAGCACACGAAATCGAAATCGGTGCGGCGGCCAATGGTTCCGACCTGGCGGCGGCGCAAGAACTTAATGCCAGCCGCCGCGACCTGATCCAGTCCGCTCAGGAGATCCTGGGCACGGCATATGGCGAGATGGAGGCTAACGCCGCACTCGTCCGTGCGCTGAAAGAGAAGCCAGTCAAAAAAATCGATGTCTCGCTTGGTAAAACCTCGATCGAGGATGCGATCAGGCAGGCGCGCGCCATCGGCCTAGACCGCGGCGAATACCAGGTCGAGAAGATCGGACCTAACACCTTCCTCACCGTGCATGAGGGTGGCCTGGACAAGCTGGCAAAGCCGGTCTCGCGTGAAGACCTGGCGCGCACGCGCGGCGCACTGGACATCATCGAGGGGCGTGCTGACCAGGCAGGCTGGCTGCCCGGCGGCGTTGCTGACCGGCCGGACATGGCGATGAACGTCCCGCCTGGTGTCGCTCCGCGCCTGTCCAAGCCGTTCCCGCTCAATCCGTCCAACATGAAGCAGGCGATTGAAGACTACATCGGTGGACGCACGGCCGATGGCGACTCGCCGGCCGATATCATGGCGGACTTGCTTTCCGAAACTGCGCAGCAGCGTGCCGGCGATCGCGCGGCGTTCCAGGCGTCGCTGCGTGAGGTGGCACCGATCTACGATGCCGACGGCAAGATGATCCGTGCGGAGTCGCACCAGGGCGAATTCGAAAAGATGGCTGACAGCTACGTCGCCAAGCTCGGGCATGACGTGCAGCCGCTCCATCGCCAGCAATTCGCCGTCGATAAGAACGCTGTGGATGCGCTGCACCGTGCCCTTGCCGAACACCCCGACGGCATTGTGGCGTTCAAGCCCGTTGCTGATCTGACGGCGTCCGACCAGGGCGCGCTGCGCGCTGTGTTCGCGCGGGAATACGGCAAGTCCGACCCGGCGGCACAGGAGCTCGGCGACGAACTCGCCAAGCTGGACACATCCGAGCCCGAAAAAGAAGTCGAAGATATGTTTGGGCGCGGCATCAACCCCGCCTGGCGCGACTGGCAAACCAAACGCAACGACGTCGCCGAAAAGGTGAACAAGGCCACGATGACGTGGCAAAAATACCTGGACGTCATGGGATCGCCGTCGAACGCCTATGCGGCGATGCAGGACGTCGTCCGTTCGGACGTGCTGAAAAGCTTTTCTGAGACTCACAACAAGCTCAATCCAAAACAACCGCTGCGCATCGGCAAAACGGTCATCTCGAATGACCTGAACCACCTGGATGCACTGGACCCTGAAGCGCGCGAGCGTCGGGCCAAAGAACACCGCGCGCGGGTGGACTCGCTGCGCAACCGCGTGAACGGTGCATACGCGTCCGGATCGGTCAGCGATAAGGTGGATGCCGCGCGCGCGGCGGAAGAGGCGCAGGCGCAAGCCCAGATGGGGCTTTTTGGCTCAAGCGAACTGGCGTCCGACGATGGAGGGCAGGGCGGTGAGCCGGTAAAGACACCTCCGGAGATCGGCGAGCGCTACACCATCGGGCACGCGGCCGAACGCCAGATTGCCGGCATGATGCCGATTGTCGGCGCCAACTTTAAGCCTGGCCAGAAAACCGAACTGTGGAAGCCGGATATGTCCGGCGCCTATGTCGGCCGCCAGCGCGCGGTGAAGCTGATCCAGCACAACCGCCGCATCATGCTCGGCCTTGGCGTCGGCTCTGGAAAAACATCGATATCGCTCGCCGGCTATACCCATCTGCACGAGCAAGGCCAGGCGAAGCGCGGCATGTTTGTCGTGCCGTCCATCGTCCAGGGGCAGTTTCATGGTGAGGCCCTGACGCTACTGCAGCCAGGAAAATACAACTGGCACTGCAACCCGGGCGCATCCCAGGAAGAGCGCATCAAGGCCTATAAGGACCCATCGGTTAACTTCAACGTCGTCACGCACCAGGCCTTTCGCGACGATATGCTGCACCTTGCCGCCAAGCGCGAAGGTGTCGAACCGGCGGCGATCGCGGAAACGATCGGCGGCATGAAGCCGGAAGAGCGCGCCAGCTACATGCGCGATCTGATGCACGCTGAGGGAATCGATCACGATTACATGGCGGTCGACGAAGGCCATGGTTTGCTGAACCGCGCCGGCAAAGAGAACTCGCACCTGGCGAACGTCCTGGATGGCGTGGCCGACGGGATGGGCACGTACGTCAACATGACGGCGGACCCTGTCAAGAACGATGCATCCGAGGCCTTCGATGTGCTCTCGAAGATGGATCGCGCCCGCTACAATGACCGGGCCGCGTTCCTGCGCAAATACGGTGTCAACACGGCCGCTGCCCAGGATGGTCTACGCCGCGAGATGGCGCGGCACTTCTACACCGGGAAGATCGATCCCGGCGTAAAAGCAGACATGCAGCAAATTCCGGTGCAGCTATCGCCGGAACAGCATGCTGGCCTAGCCAAGCTGGATGATGCCTACGCCAAGGCACGCCTCGCCCGGATGCAGGGCAAGCCCGACCTCGAATCCATGCGCACGCTGTCTCCCAACAGCTTCAAGGATGTGCCTGAAGAGCAGCACGAAGCTGTGGCGACAGACCTGCAAAACGCGATCGGCGTGATCCGTGACAGCGCGGTGCACCATGTCATCAACGGCGGCGCCAAAACGGATGCGCTGGCCAAGTATGCTGGCGATCGCAAGGGCAAGCCTGGTGTGGTGTTCGCCCGCCGCCGGGAGCGCGTCGACGAGATCGCTGCCAGGCTGGGCAAGGAAGGTCACCGCGTCGTCACCCTGACCGGCTCCGACTCCGCGAAGGACAAGGATCGCAAAAAGCGCGAATTCAAAGACGGTAAGCACGACGTCATGGTTTGCTCGGACGCGGGCGCGGTCGGGGCGAACCTGCAAACCGGCCAATGGCTCGCGCAATACGATACGCCTCTGACCGCGATGCTGCATGCGCAGCGCAATGGCCGCATCCATCGCATCGGGCAGAAAAATAACGTCGAACTGGCCGATTTTGTCGCGGACCATCCAGAGGAGCGCAAGTGGCGCAAGCGGCTCGAGAACAAATACGAGCTACGCGACATCATGACATCGCCGCTCGAAGGCCTGGACGAGCACGGCATCGCCGGCGTGCTCAACCAGATCCGCTCCGGCAAACACCAGGCCGCGCAGCCTGTGCACATGACCGCCTCGGCCGAGGAAATCGCCGCGGCAACCCCAGCCAGCGAACCCGACAACCAAGCGAGCCTTTTCTGATGCACACCGCTGCCGAACTCGCGGGGCTTTCTGCCGCCGCCTATTCCAGCCCGGGCACCTGGTCAGTCGGTTGCCAGCGCGCCGTTCTGACCGGCGACGTCATCGCCTTCCGTGGTACGGTCCCGAGCTCGATAGGGGACTGGCTGTGCGACTTCGACGCGGTGCCGGTCGAGGATCAGCACCTCGGAACATGCCACCAGGGCTTCCTGGATGGGGTGCACGAACTGCTACCATTCATTCTGAAGGACACGGACCCGCACACCCCGCTGGTCATCACCGGGCATTCCCTTGGCGGAGCGCTGGCCGTGCTGTCGGCGGCTATGCTGGTTGCCATGGGGCGACCGGTGGCGGGTCTCACCACCTTTGGCGCACCGCGCGCGGCTGGCGATAGGGTGCGGTCCTTGCTGGCCGCCGTTCCGGTGGTGCAGTTCCGGCAGGGTGATGATCCGGTGCCGCTGGTGCCGTGGATGCCAGGCGTATTCGATCATGTGGTGGCGCTCACCCAGATTGGCGTGCCGTCGCTCGATCCGATCGATGATCACGAGATCGCCGGATATGCAGCCGTCCTGGCCAAGCTGGGCGCGCCGATCGCCTCCGCCGCCGCCCCTGTCACCGTCACGGCCGTCGCCGGCTGAGCCCAAGTAGGGTGGTTTCAGAGGCGCATCCCGCACCTGCTCACTTCTCGTCCTCCAACTGCGGCCCCCCGATTTGCAGAGGGGGCGGAGCTGGAGGTCTCGGAACTGGCGGAGGCGGCGGCGCCGCCAGTCCGAGTTGAAGGCTAAGAGTTACAGCCTGGTCGGTGAGAATCTTCTTCTGTGTCGCAGTGAGGCCAGGGCTTTGGGCTCGCTCCATCAGTTCATTAAATAAAGCATTGTTAAGAAAAAAGAGGTTTTCGGTATCACTGGTAAATGTTTTTGAACCCACCAAGAGGCGAATTATTGCAACACCACCAGAAATGCCCGTCATCGTCATCAGTACAAAAAACAGCTTGGTATTGAGCACTGGAAATATAGTCGAGACGGTATATGCAAGTGTTGCAAAGAGCGATCCGCCAAAAACGCCTAATACTGTAGCCCGGCCGCGACGGGCAAGATCATCGGCTGTCTTGCCGATGATCCTCATGCCTTGAGAAACTTCCGCTATGACGGAGGCGAGTCCGAAGGGGGGCTTATCAGGAGGCTTAGTAGTCGGCTTAGCCACGCGTCATGACACAGTCGAACGTCGCGCCTTAGGAGAGGAACGTGATCTGCCTCTAGGGCTCATATCTGAAGTCAAGTCCAGTGTGTCAACGAGCCGCTGTCGGAGATCCCTTGAAGCTTTCAATCCCCAAAATGCGATAACCATCTGGGAAATGAACATGTATGAAATGAAAACGCCAATCGCACAAAGAGACCAAAAGAAATTCGGCAATTTATCGGATTGTTTTATTTCAAAATATACAAAAGCAGCCGAGGCCCAAACACCGAAAACAAACAAAGCGTTCGATGCGAACTGTGTGGAAAGCCTTTGAGATAGCTGATCCAGCTGCATAAGCTTAAGGCGCGCAGATTTTTCTTCGTCCAGCCGCTCTTTGACTGGACCGTCTTCAAGCGCTTCGTCTGCCTCTAGATACCCGGCAACCACTTTCTGCCCCTCTCTCCAGCGCGAACAATGCCTTCAAACGCCCCCGGTTGCAAACCGGCTCAATAGTCTGGGTCTCAGCCGATGAAGTGGGCTGCCATTGCCCCACCTAGACCCTATCGCACCGACGTTAACACCCTGACAAGGCTCAAACAAAAAAACGCCCGGCATTTCTGCCGAGCGCCCCTGAAACCACCATGCGTCGGGAGATCAGAACGCCTTGCGATAGCCAAAGCGGTTCGCATTGGCGAAGGCCACGCGGGCGGCCGCCCCGTTGAAGTCCGAAACCACGTTGCGGCTCTTCCAGGCCGCGATCGCATCGCTGAAGATCATGCGGCCGCTCACGAAGGCGAGCACGCCGAAAAACGCCATGCCGTAGCAGAGCAGGAGAACGGTGGCTTGGTCGAGGATGCTGTTCATCTGGGTTTCTCCGGTATTTGGCGCGCCACCCCGGCCCGCCGCTGAATACGAACGTAGTCGCAAGCGCACCCAACGTCAATAAAAATGTTTAGCAAAGTTTGCATTGTTTCGCATTTTTCCGCATGATTCCGCCCATGACAAAGGCAAACCGGAAAACCGACCAAATTGGCGTGCGCATCACGCCGGAAGAGCGCACGGCATTGGAGCGCGCGGCGGCGGCCGACGATCGCTCCATTTCCTGGCTTTGCCGCAAGGTGATTGTGGACTGGCTACGCGAGCATGGGCACCTGGCGGCGGATCAGCCCGGCCAGTCGTGACGCCATGCTCCGGCCATGGCCACCGATCCGTCTGACAAGCATGTAGAGGCCGCGCGCACTCGCCTCGTGCATCTGGCCGGTCTGTCCGCGCGAACGCATGCGGCTGAGCAGCGCATACTGGATGCGGCGGAACATCGCCTCGAATCTGTAGATCGCGACATCGCCACGCTCCGGCCGCGTGTGAACCTCAGCGACGAAGCGGCCCAGCAATACCAGGACCTGCACATGGAGCGTGGGCAACTGGTGATCGTGATTGCCAAGGCGCGGCAGGTGTTGGGCCTGTGAAGTGCAAGTGCGGCGCTGAACTGGCGCAACTCAACAAAGCCGGCGAACCGATCGTGCGCAATCGTGGTCTGGTCTTCAAGGCGGACGGTGGCGTGGTCGCCGTGTGCCCGAAATGCAAAAGCGAAGTCGAGATGACGCGGGATGTCGCGCAAACGATCGGCCGCCGGTTGCTGCTGTTCAAGGGCACCGCGCCATGAGGCTGCTTTTGCCGCGGCACTTGGTATCCGATCTGCTGAAAGCGGACGTGAAGGCTTACGAACGCCACCAGGCCAACGGCAAAATCGTGCAGGTCGGACCTTACCGCTCGCACCGCAAGCCGGATTCGGAATTCGCGCAAGGCAACCTGTTCCGCTCCGCAACCAAGGCCGCCATCAGGCCGCCCGCGCAACCACAGTCGGAATCCAAGCCGGAAGAGACTCGTCAAGCCTGGGAAGATATTTTTAAGGCGTGGTGCGATAGCGCGCGGAGTGAGGATGGAACTCACAAAAAGCCAAATCCGACGAGCACCCGCGCCGCTCTCTGAGCGAAAAAGTCTTACCGCGAAAAAAGTCGTGACGCGATTTTGAAGCTCAAGCAATCGGGCTTCAACCCCTCTGGGGCATGAGCCGCTTAGTCCTCTCACGAGGGCCAAGCGGCTTTTTGCGTTTGGTCAATGGACGTAGCTGCCGTCAATTACCTGAGCATACCGGACCTTCTGAAGGCAACGCCTGCGGAAGAGGGCGGGGAGCGCTTTGTCTATATCGAGCCATCGAAAGAGGCGCGCGATATCCAGGGCGAAGTCGTGCTCGCGAAAGCGCTGGCAGATGGCGCGCCGTATTACAAGGAATTCGGCAACCTCGATATTCAACATCGCAGCATTCTCGGCCTGGCCGCGAATGATCCAGAATATCACCTGCACGAGATCGGTCACCCGGTCGAAGTCAAGGTCGAGAAGGGCCGCACCTTTGTTAAGGGCGCCATTTACCAGGGCGACGGCCGCCAAGCGCAGTGCGCCAACGATTACTGGGATTCGGTCACCAACACACGTCCGCCGCAACGCTGGTATCCCAGTGTTGGCGGCAAGGTTCTGGATGCGGACCCGATCATTGACGCGGACGGCCGTAAAACCCGCATCGTCAAAAAGATACGTTGGTCAAACATCGGCTTCAGCCGCACGCCGGTAAACACCGCCGTTCCGCAAGTCTCGCGTGTTCCGTTCGGTGCGCTGGCGAAGTGCCTGGATGCCGATGGTTCATTCGATCTTATGAAGGCGATCGATGCCGGCAACGCCGTTGCTGGTAGCGCAGGTCTCACCGCCGGTTACGGAACGGATGTCGCCGATCTATCCGGCGGTGGCGCGCTGCGCACCCAATCGCTCGATCATCATCTGCAATCCTACTGGGATTTTCGCGATCGCCTTGCGGACGATCTCCGCACGAACCGTGTGCCGCAATCGTCCAGCCGGATGGTTGAACACGCCGCCGCTCACTACGGCCTGGGCAAAGCCCGTGCTGCCGAATGGGTCGAGCGCTTCATGACCGATCTCAAAGCCGGTCTCCACCAACACAAGGGAAAGACACAATGACTGCTGTAGCAGCCTCGGGCGGCTTTGCTGCTCTGCTCGCCGAACTTGGTGAGTCTGCAACGCTGGCGAAGGCCGCCGGCGCCGATCTCGATACTCCGCCCAAGGGCAAAAATGGCAAGCCCATGATCAAGGGCGATGACGGCGAGTGGGGGGAAGACAACTCCGACGATGAAGGTGGCGATGACATGGGCAAAGCCCTGTCGGTCACACTCGAAGACGGCACGCGTCTCGAAGCAGTCGACGCCACAGATATCCTCAAGGGCCACGACGGACTCCTGAAGGCGCTGCAAGCGGACGTGCTGCCGCAGTTTATGGCCGTCATCAAAGACCAAGGCACGGTCATCAAGAAGCAGGGCGACTTGCTGAAGGCTCTGCAAGTTGAAGTCGGCACGCTGCGCAATACGGGTCGCGGTCGCTCTTCCGCCCTCACCGTGCACGACCAGCCGCGCCGCGCCGCCGCGCCAGCCACCGGGCCGAAGAAAGAAGAAGTGCTTGCGAAAGCAGACTCGATCTTCGCGGCCGGAAAACTGGACGCGGTCACCTACTCCGAAATCGCCGGTCGCATGGAGCGTGGCGAGCGCCTCACCGCGCAGCAGGCGGCGGCGCTCGGCCTCGGCTGACCGTCTCTCGATGATCGCAAGAAATCGCTCTCTTCGAGAGCAAAACTAGGGGTTTAGAAAATGGATATCGGTTCGATGTTCTTGCAGGGTGGCAACGGCCCTGGCGTAATGGGCAGCGACGGCCTGGAAATGCTCAATAAGGCCCTGACGGCTGGATACGGTACGGACGAGGCTCAGCTTTCCGGTGGTGGTGCGCTCCGCGTACAGTCTCTCGATCGCCAGATGCAGGCGACGATCCAGACCAACGCGAATTTCAAGCTCTTTAATATGCTACCGAAGTCCAAAGCGACGGCGACGGTTGACGAGTGGACCGAACAGAGTGACGTCGGCGGATTCCCGGGCGGGTCGTTCAACGGAGAAACCGCGCCGATTGCGGGTTTCCAGGGCACTTACAACCGCCGCACGGGATCGGTGAAGTATCTGCAGTCCATGCGTCAGGTGTCCATGGTCGTTGCCCTGCAGGGATCCATCCAGTCAGCGCAGGCCGTGGAAGAGTTGGCCGGTGCGAAGCAGCTTCTGACGGACGCTGAAATCGGATGCTTCGAGGGCAACAGCGCAGTTGTCCCGGAACAGTTTGACGGCATCTACAGCCAGATGGCGCAGGGTGTGGCCATGGGTCTTGTCGACGGTGGCAACATCATCGACGCGCGCGGCGGCCCGCTGAACAGCATCGATTATGTGACGGAAGCTGCCGCCACGATCGCTGGTGAAGGCAACTACGGCACGCCTACGGACATCTTCCTGAGCCAGTTCACCCAGGCGGACCTGGACAACAACCTTCAGCCCGCGTTCCGCGTTCCGCTGTCCGGCCAGCCGGAAAGCACCGCTCTGGGCACGCCGGTTACCGCGATCAACACCTCTTACGGCAAGATCGCGAACCGTCCGGACGTCTTCATCCGCGACCAGGTGAAAATGACACCCTTCGAACTGCGCTACCCCGCAGTGGCCGCCCTCAACCTTTTCGCTCCTGTGAGCGTGACGGTGCAGACCGCGGCGAACGCGTCCAGCCTGTTCACGGCTCCGCAGGCCGGAAACTACTACTGGTATGTGACTGGCGTCACCAAGCTCGGCGAGTCCTTCGGGACAATGAGCGCGCAGACTGCGGTGGCTGCCGGCCAGGGTGCGGTGCTCACCATCACCCAGAGCCAGGGCGGAACCGAGGGTGGATACGTGATCTATCGCTCGCGTCAGAACGGCACCAACGCGCCGTCCGACATGCGCGAGATGGCACGCATCGCGAAAACTCAGAACAGTTGTTAGCGGCGGTGAGAATCCGCGCATAAACGGCGAAGGCGGATGGTCGCCCTTCTGCGTTGATGGTGCCGTCGTGCTCGTGGCGGTCAAGGACGCGTG